CTTTTACTATTTCTGTATATGGCGATGATAACTTGGTGTCGTGCGATGAACCCTTTGATATTCACAAGATTACCAAGTATTTTGCTGGGTTCGAAATGGAATATACATCCGCTGAGAAGGATGGGCCGCCTGAATTTAAGCAACTCGTTGATTGCACTTTTTTGAAAAACCATTTTTCTAATGATGAATGGCGGTTTCCATGGCGTGAACACGAGCGAGTATTGGCAATACTCGAATGGTACCAAAAAGGTGATCAAGAAATTTATTATGCGCGACTTGATGCAGCACAAATTCTTTCATATGGTACCACACTCTTTCCGCGCGTTCGGCGCTTGGTTGATGATTTAATCGACCACTATCGTGTTCCACGATCATATTTTCGCACGACGGCGCAACTGGATGAATTGGTCATCGGTGCGCCACCTGGATCACCGTTCGTGGTCCAGACCACCTGGCAAAAGCCATGGTGGCATATTTTTTAAATGCCCTTGCGGCCATATTGCCGCTCGTATTCATTGTGTTCAAATTTTAAAGTTGGTGTTCGTTTTAATTATTATTTCCAACTTTTAATTTTTACTTGGGTTTTCTACCTTCACACAATGTTTTTCTACTTTTTTGTGAGTTTTTTGACACTGGCAGTCACCAGCGATTGGGGTACTTACCGTGCCACAACCACTGCTGCACTTTTGTGCCCACAAGACTGCCACCCTGTGCGTGACTCGAACTGTTGCCAATGTTATCGGACACTTTGGTATTGTATTTCAGAGGGTTATAATGCGACTTGGGTGACGTATTCGATACGTTTCCCCAAGAACGCCACTTTGTCACATCCTTTCTTTTTTGGTTTGTAATTTTAATTTATCAGCAAACTTAAAATTTCTTTGTTTTGATGTCACACCCTACCAATGTCGTTTTCCCTACCGATCCAGAGTACGAACAGTCCTTCATCAGGGTCTGTGAGTACATGCAACAGCACCCCGCTCAGTTTGGCTTCAACGACGACGACTTGTTTGTCGGAAGTGAGGCCTACCGAGCCGTGTACCCCTATGGAGTCCACTCCGGTTCGAGCAGCACCCTCAGCTACTCAGCGGTTATTGCCGCTGGTGAGCAGCATTTCAGCGCTGTCCGCCTTACTTGGTACAGGCGTCTCCGCCATTTTTTGTCTCACTTGTGTCTTTCGTAAACTCTTCTTCTTTTTGAGTTTTTTACTCTTTTGTTTTTTCTGGGTTACAGTGTATACACATAACCCACTTTCTTTTCCAACTAACTGTACGCACGCTCTTGCACTCAATCAAACGTGTTACCTTTTGTACACGTGCATTTGTCTAAGTACGTAATTTTAAAGTATCCGCGTACTTAAAATCTTTTTGCGTGTTCATGTCTACAGTCAATCTTTCTTCTGCCGCTAGAACGTTGGCGAATCGTGCTGGCACTCCGGCTGGTCGGGCTTATTTGCAAAAATACCTTCACCCCCCGGGAGGCAGTACCGTTGGCAACGTCATGTGCCCCGACAATACGGCTACTGCTCGTATTGCCATGGAGGACCGTGGCGCTTTAACCATCAATACTGTTGGCCCTGCGGGTACGCCGTGGCACTGTCTTGTTGCCACGATACCCGAGTTCACCGTTCGGGCGTTTGTTTGGAAATGGACGGGCGTTCCTGACATCGGTTTGCATTCCGCGACCGATTTCACGTTCCAGACCCTCCAGTCCACGCAAACGTTGGCCGATAATGCCCAGGCATCCTTTCGGACAATTTATGGCTCGGAAACCATCACACTTGATTCGTCAGCGACGGCGAACCAAGGGACCGTTGCGTGTTGTTCCAACACCATCACAGCTGATGTTGTTACGACCGCTGGCGCAGTCGCGTATTGCGTTTTCCCCCCTGGTGTGCCGCCCACACAGTCAATGGTTGCGACCAGTACTCCAACTGCTGTCATACAACCAGCGCGTGAGGGCGTGTTTGGGGTGGAGAAGCTCAATGCACCAGTCAATCTTTTTCGCCGTACCCCTAGTCCCAATGACCCACAG